CAGAAAGGATTTGATTGCATGAAAAAGTTTTACCTTGCCTACGGCAGCAATCTGAACGTGAAACAGATGCAGTTCCGTTGCCCGGACGCCAGAATTGTAGGAACTGCGGAGATCCCAAATTACCAGCTGCTGTTCAAAGGCAGCAAGACCGGCTCCTATCTGACCATCGAGCCCAAACAGGGCTGTACCGTTCCGGCGGCAGTCTGGTCGGTGTCGGAACGAGATGAACTCGCTCTTGACCGCTATGAGGGGTATCCCCATTTCTACTACAAAACGGAACTGGAACTTCCCATTGCAGAAACCGGAAAAAAGCTGACCGCCTTTGTGTATATCATGCACGAGGAACGGAAACTGGGCATTCCCACTTCTGCCTACATCCGCACCTGTGTGGATGGATACCGCCAGTTCGGCTTTGACCTGAAACACCTGCGGAAAGCCATGGACATCAGCGAACTGGAGGTGTACCACCATGAAAACGGATAAGCCAGTTTCGGCAGTCTGCCCACTTTGCGGAAAGCCGTATTCCGGTGTGCCGGCACTTTCCAGAACGGACAACCAAATGCCCATTTGCCCGGACTGCGGTATTCGGCAGGCACTGGAAAGCATCGGCGTTTCCACGGAGGAACAGGAGAAAATCCTGTTTGTAATGCACCGAAAGTTCCCCATGTAACCGCCCTGTGTGGGCTTTCAGAACACTTGCCGGAAACTTGCCCAAAGTCAAAATCAGCCCCACACAGACGAACTGTGTGGGGCTTGGTTGATGGCTGTGATTTTCCGAGATACCTTTTCCATTGTACTGTATTTTACCATAGAAAAGCAAGTTTATCCAGTGTCAGATCCACCAAATATACAGCGGAAATATCGCCTTATGTTCTGTACATTTAGCCACTTGCTATACGCCGAAAGGTATGGTAATATACAGTTACCGAAAGGGAAAACAACCAAAAAAACGGAGGAAAAACACAATGGTAGCATACGGAATCGCAAAGGCAAGAGCAATGGCAAACAGAACGGACTGGAACGAAAGAACCGAAATCACAAAGGCGGTCATCACTTGGTTCGATGCGGACTACGAATACGAACTGGAGATTGAAAACGAGGACAGGATGGACAACGAGGAGTTCACTGCATGGGTTGAGGAAAACGCAGAAAGCCTTGCAAAGGCAGATGCCGAGGAAAACGGAACGACCTTTGAGGGAATCGACGGCATTGACTTTACGGAAAAGGAAATCGATGACGATGCCCTTTTCGATGAGGAGTACGAAAACGCCTGCGAATTTGAATGGGTGACTCCCCACGGGGTGGGGAGATGTCCCGAAGGGACAGAGGGGACGGGCACCTGTTAGGTGTGCCAGACCGGACGGTAATCCAAAACCCATAGCCCAAGGCCAAAGCCCCGAAAGGGGCTGCGGCTCGTACAGCCGCTGTGTTGCCCTTGTCCGGCGTGGTTTTGTTTCCTCCAAGTGGTTTTCCCTTTCCCACAAATGCCCCACACAGGGCAACGTGGGGCTTGCTTTTTTGGTTGGTATCATACACAATTTTCTGCCTTCCTCTTTGTGCAGAATATGCCGGAAATTTCGTTGACTTCTCCTTTGGTTTATGGTAATATACATCATGCCGAATGGCAAAAACAACGAAAACTGGAGGAAAAAACAATGTGGACAGAAGGAACAATTCAGGTAGGAACAAGCACTTTTCACTACTGGGTGAAACATTACGAGGAGCCTTCCATTTTTGGATATGAGGAAGGCAGAGCCTCGAAAATCTCCCTGCGGCGGAATGGCAAAACGGTGTTCAATTTTGACCGGGGCATGGATATTCCGCCGGAGGATGAAGAAACCGAAACTGCACTGGCGATCCTACTGAAACAGTACAACTGATTTTTCCAAAACCGAATTCCACGAGCCGGAGCCGAAAGGCTCTGGCGGTCGTACACCTGATTTTTGTTCGTGTATGGTACACAAGAAACCGTAGAAATTTCGACATTTTTTCTGTTCATTTAGCCGCTTGCTATCCTTGAATTTGTATGGTAACATGGTTACAATGGGAATAGAATCTCAATTACAAAAAAGCCCACCGGGGCATAAAAATAAATGATACAGACTTGCTTTTTGGCAGGTCTTTTTTGTTGAGGGAGGTGATGCAATGGCAAGATTTAAACCGACCCGTTTTATGGCGGAGAATTCCAAGTATAACAAAAAGGCAGCAGACTATGCTGTTTCTTTTATTGAATGCCTTAGCCATACCAAAGGCACATGGGCAGGAAAGAAATTTGAACTGCTGGACTGGCAGGAACAGATAATCCGTGACCTGTTCGGAATCCTGAAACCGAATGGCTATCGTCAGTTTAACACAGCATACATCGAGATTCCGAAGAAAAATGGAAAGTCAGAACTTGCTGCTGCGGTTGCCCTGCTGCTTACTTGTGGTGACGGCGAAGAACGTGCGGAAGTCTACGGCTGTGCTGCCGACCGCCAACAGGCTGCCATTGTATTTGATGTGGCTGCCGATATGGTGCGAATGTGCCCTGCCCTTTCCAAACGAGTGAAGATCCTGACATCACAAAAGCGTATCGTGTACATCCCGACCAACAGCTTCTATCAGGTGCTTTCGGCAGAAGCCTACTCCAAGCACGGTTTCAACATTCACGGGGTTGTGTTTGATGAACTGCATACGCAGCCGAACCGAAAGCTGTTTGATGTCATGACCAAAGGCTCCGGTGATGCGAGAATGCAGCCTTTGTATTTCTTGATCACCACAGCCGGAACAGATACAAATTCTATTTGCTATGAAGTTCATCAAAAGGCAAAGGACATTCTGGAGGGCAGAAAGCACGATCCGACTTTCTATCCGGTTATCTATGGTGCAGATGAATCAGAGGACTGGACGGATCCGAAGGTTTGGAAAAAAGCAAATCCAAGTCTGGACAAAACCATCGGAATGGATAAGGTGGTGGCTGCGTGTAATTCTGCAAAGGAAACTCCCGGCGAGGAAAATGCGTTTCGGCAGCTAAGACTCAATCAATGGGTAAAACAGGCAGTGCGTTGGATGCCGATGGAAAAGTGGGACAAATGCAAGGTCGCTTTTGATGAAGAGTTGCTTACGG